GTCAAATCAACATAAAATTTACTGGACCTTTCAAGTAACAGTCAAGACTATTTGGTTTGTTTTTGAAGATGATTAGTAGTTCCTATGTAAAACCACATTAAACCAATAGATGGTTCAAGTCCTATCCTTTCGTGTCCCAACGTTGGTCCACTACAGTCCTCTAGAAACCCAGATAGGTTTTTAAGGATATTAAAAATAATGTCAAATTAACATGAAATTTACTGGATATTATCAAACAAAAAAAATAACAAAAAAATTTGTGGTAGTTTTATCAAATGTGGTTCCTATCCTCCATTCACTTTATGACATGTTTCATCACCCAAATTTGCTAGTTCATGTAACCAAAACTTTTAGGAAAATTACGATCCTTAACCAAAATATTCATCAGAATCAGAATCAGAATCAGAATCAGAATCAGAATCAAAATCAAACTCTTCTCTATCTGGATAATCTTCATCATGAAAATACACAAGATTATCAGTGTCCCATTGAGATATATCTCCTTTGAATCTTGAACCAACGAACATTTTGTACATGTATCTCATATTTGAAGTGTTCCATTCTGATATATCCCCATTGAATTCAGATTGGAAAAACATTTTCATCATGTGAGTAACATTTGACACATCCCACCGAGAAATGTCTCCGTTGAATTTTGAGTTCTCAAACATACCACTCATTCTAACAACTTTTGAAACATTCCATTGGGATATATCTTTATTGAAAATAGAATTGTTGAACATGTCAATCATGAAAAAAACTTTTGAAGTGTTCCATCCAGAAATATCTCTGTTAAATTTAGAACTTTGGAACATTCCACTCATTGTTTCTACATTTGAAGTGTTCCATTGAGAAATGTTTCCATTAAATCTTGATTTGTGAAACATTAGACCTGTGATTTTGACATGGGATATATCCCATTCTGAAATATCTCCATTAAATTCGGATTCACTGAACATTGCCATCATATCAGTGACTTTTGAAGTGTTCCATCTAGAAATACCACGGTTAAACTTTGACCCTGAAAACATAAATTTCATTTTGACAACATTTGAGGTGTCCCAATCTGAAATATCTTTATTGAATATTGACTTTTGAAACATTTGGGTCATGTTAGTAACACTCGATGTGTTCCATTTTGATACATCCCTGTTAAATCGTGAATCATGGAACATTCTCGCCATATCAGTGACATTTGAAGTGTTCCAATTTGAAATATCTCCATTGAATATTGACCGTAAAAACATAGATCCCATATGAGTAACACTTGATATGTTCCACCCAGAAATATCACTATCAAATCTTGTTTCGGAAAACATATGAGCCATGTTGGTAACACTGGACACGTCCCATTCTGAAATATCTCCAATGAATTGTGACTCTTGGAACATTGCCATCATATCAGTCACGTTTGACGTGTTCCATTTTGATATGTTTCCATTAAAATTTGAATAATCGAACAAAAATCTCATGTTACGGACATTTGATGTGTCCCATTTTGAAATATCTTGGCCGAAAATATTTTTCCCATAAAACAATCTTTCCATGTTGGTGACATAAAAAGTATCCCATTCTGATATTTTCCCGAATAATTCAATACATTCTTTGGTTTTAAAATGATTTATTACTTCATGGATTTTGTGGAATTCTATGTTTGGCCAATATTCATTTGTCTCAAAATCTTCACTGACCAAAATATGGTGTGTTTGTGGATTGTTTCTCACTGTTGACAATTCAGAGTGTAATCTGGATATTGCAGCTATTGTTCGGATATTTAGTGTTCGTATTCTGACTAATCTTTTCAGAATATTAATGCTTGGAACAGTCGTTGGATCTTCCACAATGGTAATTGATTCATGTTTATTCGATCCTTTTTCAATGAAATAATTCTCCTTGGATATCCGATTGATATCTTTGATGGATAAGTCATTTTCTATTCTCATTATTGTTCTAATTTCTTCCGTTGATTTTCCATTCAACACACTATGTATAAAATCAAAACATTCGTTGGTCAAAGAAGCAATGTCAAAATATTCAGACAACATGAACACTTGAACCATGTTATTTATCGTGAGTTGATTTTGTCCCAAATAAAATGATATTATTAATTCTATATCTTCTTTAGATTGGATTAGTTCCACAATTTCAGAATCATCAATATATTGGTTGACAAATTTGGCATATTTGCTAAACCCATTATCAACAACAAATTTATCTCCACTGTTAGAAATTAAAGTAACCATAGTAAAACTGCAAATCATTTTGGCAAAAAAAAACAAATTTTTTCCCCACTTGTTCTATTCGAGGTTCAATTGACATGTTCCATCCAGAAATATCCCCATTGAATTTTGAACCCCAAAACATTCCTTCCATATTAGTATCTTTTGATGTGTCCCATCAGGAAATCTTTCCATTGAACATTGAATAACGAAACATTCTACTCATGTTAGTTACATTTGACATGTTCCATCCAGAAATATCCCCATTGAATTTTGAACCCCAAAACATTCTTTCCATTGTGGTAACATTTGATGTGTTCCATCCAGAAATATCCCCATTAAATTTTGAACCCCAAAACATGCTTTCCATTGTGGTAACATTTGATGTGTTCCATCCAGAAATATCTCCATTGAATGTTGAATCCCAAAACATGCTTTTCATCGTGGTAACTTTTGATGTGTCCCATTCGGAAATGTTTCCATTGAATGTTGAATGTTGAAATATTTTTTTCATGTTAGTTACATTTGATGTGTTCCATCCAGAAATGTCCCCATCAAATTTTGAATTACAAAACATTCTTTCCATTGTGGTAACATTTGATGTATCCCATCCAGAAATATCCCCATTAAATTTTGACCAACCAAACATTTCTCTCATGTTGGTAACATTTGATGTGTTCCATTTAGAAATATCCCCATCAAATTTTGAACCCCAAAACGTGTTTTCCATGTTAGTAACATTTGATGTATCCCATCCGGAAATATCCCCATTGAATATTGACCATCCAAACATTTTTTCAATGGTGGTAACTTTTGATGTGTCCCATTCGGAAATATCTCCATTGAATATTGAATAACGAAACATGCTTGTCATGGTAACAACTTTTGATGTGTTCCATCCAGAAATATCCCCATTGAATTTTGAATATTTAAACAGTTTTTCCATGGTAGTAACTTTTGATGTGTTCCATCCAGAAATATCTCCATTAAATTTTGAACCCTGAAACGTGCTTTCCATGTTAGTAACATTTGATGTGTTCCATCCAGAAATATCCCCCTTAAATTTTGACCAACCAAACATTTCTTTCATGTTAGTAACATTTGATGTGTTCCATTCAGAAATATCTCCATTGAATATTGAATAACGAAACATTTCTTCCATGTCGGTTACGCCCGATACATCCCATTTAGAAATATCTCCATTGAATGTTGATTCCCAAAACATTTTTGTCATAGTAACAACTTTTGATGTGTCCCATCCAGAAATATCCCCATCGAATGTTGAATGTTGGAACAGTTTTTCCATGGTAGTAACATTTGATGTGTCCCATTCAGATATTGTTCCCAATGCTTTGATACACTCTTCTGTTTCGAAACGTTTTGATTTCACTATATCATGAATATTATAAATTGTTATGTTGGGCCATTTTTCATTTTTTTTTAAAATTGTGGGATCTGTACCACTCAACAGGACGTTTCGGTTAATATTTCTCACTGTTGACAATTCAGAGTGTAATCTGGATATTGCAGCTATTGTTCGGATGTTTAGTGTTCGTATTCTGACTAATCTTTTTAGAATATTAATGCTTGGAACAGTCGTTGGATTTTCCACAATGGTAATTGATTCATGTTTATAAGATCCTTTTTCAATGAAATAATTCTCCTTGGATATCCGACCAATATCTTTGATGGATAAGTCATTTTCTATTCTCATTATTGTTCTAATTTCTTCCGTTGATTTTCCATTCAACACACTCTGTATAAAATCAAAACATTCGTTGGTCAAAGACGCAATATCAAAATATTCAGATAACATGAACACTTGAACCATGTTATTTATTGTGAGCTGATTTTGTCCCAAATAAAATGATATTATTAATTCTATATCTTCTTTAGATTGAATTAGTTCCACAATTTCAGAATCATCAATATATTGGTTAACAAATTTGGCATATTTGCTAAACCCATTATCAACAACAAATTTATCTCCACGATTAGAAATTAAAGTAACCATAGTAAAACTGTAAATTATTTTTACAAAAAAAACAAATTTTTTTCCCGCTTGTCATATTCAAGGTTCAATTGCCATGTTCCATTCGAAAATATCTTGGTTGAATTTTTAATAACATTCCTTCCATATTAGTAACTTTTGATGTGTCCCATTTGAAAATATCTTGGTTGAATGTTGAATTACAAAACATTTCTGTTATGTTGGTAACATTTGATGTGTTCCATTCAGAAATATCCCCATCAAATTTTGAACCCCAAAACGTGTTTTCCATGTTAGTAACATTTGATGTGTCCCACTCAGATATTGTTCCCAGTGTTTTGACACACTCTCATGTTTCGAAACAGTTTGATTTCGCTATACCATGAATATTATAAATTGTTATGTTGGGCCATTTTTCAATTTTTTTTTAAATTGTGGAACATGTACCACTGAACAGGACATTTTGGTTGATGTTTCTCACCATTGACAATTCAGAGCGTAATTTGGATATTTACAGCTATTGTTCTGATATTTAATTTTTGTGTTTTAACCAGTCTTCCCAGAATATCAATGCGAACAGTTGTTGGATTTTCCACAATGGTAATCGATTCATGTTTATTCGATCCTTTTTCAATGAAATAATTCTACATGGACATCCGACTAACATCTTTAATATACAAATCATTTTCTATCCTCATGATCATTATAATTTCTTCTGTGAACTTTTTATCTGGGACTGATTGTAGAAAATCAAGACAATTATTTGTCAAAGAATCAATGTCAAAATATTCGGATAGCAATAACATTTTAACTATCATTTAATGGACTGAATTATTAAAATATATTTTTGTTTTGATTTATGACCATACAAGAAGCCTTAAATAAATATATTTTTCAATGAATATTGATTGAAACCATTATATGAACATACTAAAGTCTGTTAAAGGATATTTCGAATTTCCAATCTGTTTTTACCCAAATAAAATGACACAATTAATTTGATATCTCTTGTGGATTGAACCAGTCTCACAATTCCACTTTTGTTGATTTGGTTGTTGAATTAATCCAGAATACTCAACAAAACCACCATCCACAATTATTTAATTTCCACTGTGAGAAATAAGAGAAATCGATTTTCCAGAAAACTAAAATCTTCACTGCTACTGTTACTGCCAAATCCTCCATCATCTCCGCTACCATCTGATTTAGTGAATTTGACACCACCATCGAATATTTCAACATATTTTTTTAGAGGTTTTTTTCCATTTTTTTCATAAATAGAAAATTGTTTTTTGTTGAGAGGATCAATGATTATTTTGTTCATTGTGACACCCCAATATTTTTTGGCCAAAAATTAAATTTATGAGTGTTAAACAGTAAAAATAGTAAGGATGGTGCAAACAGTCAAAATAGTTAGTTGGACCAAAAATCATAATTTGAGCAAAAGAAAACACGGACACAACCACAGTGTGATTTTTAGAAAACAAACAAAATGATAGTCATTAGTCTTGAATTTATTTTTGGACAGCAAAATAAAATTTGATAAAATATTTTTAATAAAAAGAATAGTACAATGAAGTTTTTTATCAAATCAACTGTGGACCCAAAGTATTTTCAAATAGAGAATGTTGATGATGATAATGCTTGTTTGTACAGAGCATTGGCAAATGGTCTAAATTACAGAACTAAAAGTAATAAATTTATTAGTTGTGAAGATAAGGTGTCTAACATTGATTGTTCTGAAGTTTATGGAAATGAGGATTGGGGTTCATCTGGTGATAAACAAGATAAATTGGCCAGACAACTTCAAAATGAAATGAGATGTTGGTTAAATGAAAATAAAAATATCATAAGTAATTTTGGGATGACATTTAAGGATTTGGTAGAAACAGAACATGAAATAAATTTTATTGAATATTTGGAACTTTACAAATATTTTGCAGGTGATGAATATACTTACATGGAGAATACTAAATATAAATATAAATCTGGACCTAAAAAAGGTCAATTTAAACAAAAAAAACAAATATTAGATAATAGATGGGGTGGAACACCAGAAATAATGGCTCTTAGTCATATTATAAAATGTCCTATTATTGTTTATACTAGTCAAGGGATCAGAAAAGGAAAAATAATAACTGGAAGAATACGTAATGACAAACCAGAAAAAAATGTTCGTCTAAAAGTTTATCAAATAATTGGACAAGAATACTTGATCAAAGGGAGACCATCATTGTTTTTGATTTGGAAAAAAACCACGCGTGGACCTCATTATTTGAGCATGTACTTGAAAAATCCAAAAACTAAAATAGATTTTTATGGAAGACCAGAGCAAATTTGACAAATAATGATTATTAAAAAATTTGAAAAATCATTAAAACATTTTTTGTTGTAAATGAATATGGCATCAACCAATTTAAACCTATACAAATTTAAGAAAATTTTTCTTGATTTGTTAAAATTTGATTCAGCCAAAAAAAAAACCTCTTTTAACATGATTTCAAAATTAAAAAAAAATATTGAAGATTTGAAAAATGAAATGATTTTTTTGAAAAATAAAATAACAAATTTAGAAACCGAGTGTGAATATCATAAAAATTGTGAGCTAAAAAATAAAGAAAAATTTGAATTATTAATTGAACTAAACAAAGAATATGAACGATATTTCTTAGATGGTTTTAGACTTTCAACCAAATTTAAGCACCAATATTGATAGCAACAGCAACAATAATCGGATTACTATTTCTCTGTGTAGTTTTTATGTTAAATTTGATTTATCAAAGTTTTTTTTTCGTGGTGAAAATGACCAGTACAAATGGCAAAGTGTACATAGGTAGTATGAACATGAGAGGTGAATGGGCATCTTTGATAAATAAAAACTCAAAAAGAATAAATGTAACGTCAGCACAATCCAAAAAATCTAAATATCGGTTAGCATTTAGCCCAATGACACCAATTAAAGAAGGCTACAAAGGTTATTATTGTTTTGAAAATTATTGGCAATCAGGTAAACGATATGAAGGTATTGATGATATCACTGTAACATCTTGGTGGAAAAAACAAAAAAAAGGACGTCGAAGATATCCAAAAGGAAAAGGAAAATTAATTAAATATGCTGAATTTCCAGGATTCAGTAAAGCTTTAGACTATATTCCATCCAGAAAATTGGTATATGTACCAGAGTATTTTAATCTTATTCATGATTTACCATTGGTCAAACAATTAAAACAAGATGTAAGTGATGGCATGTCTTATTCTATTTATGATTTTGATGGTCCAAGAACATTTGATGGAAATCCAACAATAAAAGAAGTTACAGTTGATTTTTTGAGAAAAATGATAAATAATCCAAAATATCCATTTGGACATGGTTATGTAGTTGCAGCAATAATTTCTGGGATTGAACCAGAACAATACATAAAATAATTATTGAAACCAGAACATTATTTATTTTTCCAAGATGTGTTACAATTAGTACACAAATACAGATATTTCATATTTACATTGTCATATTTAATGAATATCACATCTTGCGTGGAAGTTATTACGTTTGACACATCAAATGAAGATTTTTTATCAATATAATTTCTAACAGCTTTTAATTTTTCATTTAATTCTTTTTTATTTTTGATATTTAGTGATAATACAAATATACCATTTTTTTCAACGTCTGCCATTCCCACTAATATTTCTGAATCTTCTAACATGTCTGGAATTTCTTTGTTTAAATTATCTATGAAAAGTGATTTGTCTAATTCACTATTAGTGTCAACAATCAAATATTTTCCAAAAAATTTATTTGTGACACATTCTGGATTGATACATTTGATATTTTTGAGTCTTGGAAGTGTTGGATCATTAATCAATTGTTTATTGTTGGAGTATTTATGAACATAATCATCATGGAAATATTTGATATTATAAACACATTTATTAATTTTAACATTTTTGTTAACTTCACCACAATTTCTACAAAAATACACTAAATTTCCTTTGCTGTCATTTTTAAGGTACAACATATTTTCGCAATTCTCACAAAATTTAAACATACTCATTTGTACTATTATAATATAATATTAATATTCAAATATCATATTCAAATTTTTTAATTGAATTAAATATCAATGATGGAAATGAGTAATTTTACAGAAACAAGAAAAATGACATATCACAACACTTGAAATTTTAGCAAAAATTGTTGTTATTTTGTTGCTATCCCACTTAAAAAATAATTTTGATATTTTAAATAATGGGTTTAAAATGGCTTAATCTAAAAAAAATTTACAGCTTGAATTATGGTGACCAAATAATTAAATCTTTTATAGTTTCTTCATATGCTAAAAAAAAACTAAACATATTAATGATGATGTTAGTAACCATTATAATAAGATGTATTTTATGTTCTTTTCTAACTTTTATATTTAGTTATAATTGTTATATTGATTTTTTTATCCATTCATTTGTATCAGTTGTTGTTGTCTTAAAATCACATTGGATTTATGATATTATTGAAAAAAGACACAAGTATTTCTATTCATATACTAAATATATCATTAATAACTATACTGCTGAAAATTACAGACGATGGAAAAGAAATATTGTTCTTGGGATATCTTTATATCTAATAATATTGTTACTTATTTTCAAAATTAACAACCAAATATTAATTATTTATATTGTTCAATATATATTTACTTACTTTGTAATAGACATTATTGAACACAACAAAATAGAAACTTTTATCAATAAAATAAAAAATAAACCTAAAAACATGTTATTTAATGAAATAGAAATTTTGGATGATTATTGTAAAATTACAGAAAACAAAATTCTAAAAAAAAATAAATCTGACGAATATAATAAATTTAACAAATCTATCAAACATAACAAATTAAATATAAAAAAAAACAAATTTGTAATGGTAAAGACAAAATAAATCATTGGGGTTAATTAGATTTGCCAGGTTTATTAAAATAAAAAAATATAACATAAATAATTAATGGCTTATGAAATGTTACCTGGACTTTGGGTAGGAGACAAAGAAACTAATTCTTCGTCAGGATTTTATATTGAAAAAAATATAGATTTGTCTATTAATTGTAATTTTAAGAATTCAAATTCTCAAGGTTACACAAAATTCCAAAAATTTTTAACAAGAGTTATTTCATTGATTCATAATAATGTTACAAATTTAAAAAATATATTAGTTCACAGTGATAATTATAACATGGCGTTAATATCATTAGTGGCATACATGATTAAATATGCCAAAATAACAGCTAATTGTGCTATCAAATTAATTAAATCTAAACATCCCTATGCTTTTAGTGATGGAGTTTATTATGTGAAATATCTAATTCAATTTGAAAAAGAACAAAAAGAAGATTTCTAAAAAAAATCAAATAATTTGGTCAATTATGTTAAATTCCAACTGCTTCGTTCTTGTTGATCATTTCTGAACAAAATGTAAGTCTATCCATCAATAAATCAAGATGATTAATAAATTTCATTCCTGTTGTTAGATCAATTTTTTCTTCGATGGTGTGTTGTTGTAATGAAACCAATGCTTGATTAACATCTGTTTTGGCTGCTTGTCCACCTCTGACATTTGTGTAAACTTCACGATAAAAATCAGCAATTGCGTCATTGGTACAAGCTCTCATATTATTAATCACAAATGTACTAGTTCCACATTTAGTTTTATCTGTTCTTTTTTCTTTTTTCAAACATTTCTTTAATTCAATGTTTTTTTCCATAAATGTCTTTCTGTAAACCAGGTAATCATTTGAATGATCAAACACAGATTTTATTGATTCAAAATTATGTTTGTAGCAATTATCTAATGGCATTTCTGAGTTTAAAATACACATTACTCTTATCGAGTCATATGATTTATAATTATTGCGGATGGTAACATGATTTGTTTCCACTTTAATAATTTTTTTGAATTTGTTAAATGTATCTTCATTACATGTTTCGTAAGAATGTTC